TCATCTATATTTTGAGTTATCACTGCTTTTAATATACCCATTTTTTCTAATTCAGCCAAAACTAAATGACCTTTATTAGGTTTAATACCATTGATATTCAATTCTTCTTCAACATATTCTATAAATATTTTTCTATGTGAACAAAAAAAGTCTGAACTTAATACTTCTTCTGGTCTATATTTTCCTTTGTATAAACTACTATATAAGCCATCTTTTCCTCTAAAACTCTTCAATCCGCTCTCAGTTGAAACTCACTCCATTAACTACCGAAATTTATAACTTGATTTTTCTTAAATTTTAAAGTATATTTTTAATATATTATTCTTTTATAAAGGGGGCAATATGTTAGATATGTATAATAAAACAACTGGAAAATTAACATTCAAACTTGAGGGAGAAAACGAGTTAAATGTAAGAAATTTTAGTGAAATGTTAATAGGAACTGAAAATATATTAAAAAAAATAACAAATGTCACTAAGGATAACGCTTCTTTAGAATTGAAGATAGTTGCTATAAAAGAAGGAAGTTTTGAGTTCGATTTACTCGCTATTTTAGGTACATTACCTGAATTATTTCAAGGAATAATTACAGCATATGATTTAATAGAATCTTTTTTAGAATGGATTTATTTTAAAAATTGGTTAAAAGGAGAGGAAATAAAAGAGATGGTTAGTAATGAAAATAATGTTATTGTTAATAAAGTAGATGGCACTAATAATACCATTACAAATAATATAAATATAAATATATTTAAAGATGATAAAAAAATAGAAGATATAGATAAACTATTTGTAGCACTTGGAAATTCTATTCCAAATGGTAGAAATTTAACTCTTAAAACAAATGATGAGACACATGATTATCCTTCTAGTATTAAAGAAAACTTAGAGGCTCCTATAAAAATAAAACCTCAGGAAGATGAGAGAATAGAAACAAGTGTTATCACAAGAGAAGTTATAATAAAAAAACCTGATTTTGAAATGAAATCTAAATGGCAAATATACATACATAATAAATTATATCATGTTGATATAAGTGATGAGGTATTTAAAGAATTTGTTATATCTGGTAGATTCTCAGCACATAATGGGACAAAATTAAGAGTAGATTTAGAAGAAGTTATTAAATATAATTCTAAAAATGAAATAATAAACTTAGATTACACCAACATATTGAAAGTCTATAATGACGAAACTAACTTAAGAATTCTGTAAAAAAAGGGTAGGATTTTTTCCTACCCATTTCTTCTATTACAATTTAGTAGATGATCATAAATCTTTTGATAATCTGCTTCTACCTTATCTCCTAACTTGGATATCATTGCTTTTATTTCATTTTTTTGTTTTTCAGAGCTGTTTTTTATTTCTTCAAGTTGCTTGTCTAATTTTTCTTGATCTATATAATATGTTTCCTTTTTTAATCTTTTGTTAATTTGTCTCATTAGATAATTATGATAGCCTAAGATAACTCCACCAACTGTAATTAAAGATGTTCCAAGCATTCCTAATAACGTTAAAGTGATTTCTAATTCCATTAATCCTCCTTGTATGCAAACATCCCAAATGTTCTAACAGCTCTATACATTAACTGTCTTTTGAAAAAGCCGACCCCTTGTTCTTTCATAACTGCTAAAAATACTTTATCTGCTTCCTTTCTACTTACTCCCAAATTATGACCATTTCTATATAACCAATCATGAATAACGGCTGCTTTTGTATGATCCCCATAAGTATTAATAACATTTCTGAAAATCCTAGGTACACTAGCTAAATCACACTTAAAACCTGCAGGTATATGAATTAATTTTTCTCCTATCATGTATCTATAATCTTTTTCTAAAATAAAATCTTTTCCATCATAATATTTTAAATTAAATTCATCTAGTTCTGGCATGATACCCCTCCATTATCTTTTAAATTGAATATTATCTGCTGTTCCTAATTGAAAATGGACTAAATCTTTTTGTTTCCAATTTCCACCCCAAACTATTCCATATTTATCAATAAGACCTTTGCTTTTTGCAATATCATAAATAGCTTTATAATATTTATAATCCCACTTAGCTACAGTTTTTTCTCTTACTTCTCCAGTTTTCTTATCTGTGTATTTTCCTTTTCCCAAAACTGCTATATCAACAGCATAACCATATCCATCTGCTTTCATTTGATGCTTTGATTTTAATTTATATCCATCACACCAACTAACTTTACTTAGTTTATTTCCATTACTATCATATAAAAGAGTTCTTCCTTTTTGATATTCATAATTTTGTTCTTGAGCAGTCCTTACTCCACATGTAACTTTAAAATCATATTGTGACTCTTTTATAAGTTCTTTAATAAAATTTACAACATTTGGATGAACTCCATTTAATTTTTCTAAACTATTTTCAGATAAAACAAACATATATACCTCCTTCTTTAAAATCACCTTACGATACTTAGCTAATATTTTTTAGAGATAGATGTAACATATATCATTATTTTTTAATTCCATTCTATTTTTTCTAAATCTTCAACTGTCTTGGCTTTTTCAATTTCAATAAATATTGCTGTATACTTATTTTGAGCAGTTATAACTTTTAAAATCCATTTAAGGTATACTTGATTTATATCTCCTAAACTTATATCAGCTACAGAGTTGTCTTGAAGCCTCCATTTTGTATTTAAAGATTTTAAGAACTCTTTTAAGTTTCCTGATTTTATCACATTTTTTAACTTTTCTTCCAAATCTGCAGTAACAGTAATTTCTAAATCACGTAAAGCTTCTTTTAAAATTTCTATATCTGTTGTTTCTGAAGCTACATCCAAAGCTATTTTTACTCTTATAAAATTTATTTCATCATAGTCACGCATTTGAAAAACTTTCCCTTTATATTCAAAACTTCCAAATAATTTTTCTAGTAAGATAGCTTGAAACTTATGTTTAAAAGTTTTCTTTACTCCACTCATATCAATATCCCATTCATGAGTGTTGATATTCCAAGTATGGTATGAAGTTGGTTGAGGTACAGTTATAAGTTTTTTATTCTCTATATACTCACCTTGATTTAATTGAACTTCTATTCCTTCTTCAATCAACTCTTGTCTTGTCATCTCTCTTATTGTATTAGTTGAAGAATCATAAGTTGCATTTTTAAATGCTTCGTTTCTTTCAACAACTATATAATTATTTGGATCTAACTCAGGATAATCTAAAAATAAATTATTATCCATAAAGTTTTTTACTTCATCAGCAGTTAAATTTACAGTAAATTCTATTCCTGCTCTTTTTTGTTTTTGATATATACAAAACATTTTTTCTCCTTTCAATTCTATAAAATATATTATTTTTCTAAAATATTCCTAACTTTTTACGAAGTTGAATAATATTATTTCTTACTTCCATAGGATTAGTTTTTTGTAAATAGTGTTTACTAGTTACATTGCTACTTGTGTGATTTGCATAACTACTAGCAACTCCTAGCCCTGCCAGATTGTTTATTAAATTTATTGAAGTCTTTCTAAGACTATGCGGATATAGATCCTGAATATCTAAGATTAAACCCATTTTTTTAACTCTGTTTCTTATTGTCCCTTGACTCATTTGCTTGTAAATGCTTCCGTATTTTGTTATAAAAATCCATTCACTATCTATGCCATTATCTTCTCTAAATTTTATCCATTCTTTTAAAAGAATTTTACATTTTTCAAAGAAAAATGCATTTACTATATAACCTTCTTTTTCTTTTACTCCTTCAAAATATCCCTCTTCTAACCTTAATTGCTCTAATTTTAAATTTTGAATTGCTGTAATTCTACAGGCACTATCTAAAAATAATTCCCATAAAATTCTATCTTGAATATCATACTTTTTACTTTGAAATTTCATAAAAAGTCTAACTGTCAATATTTGTTCAGTATTTAAAAAATAATTTTTTCTAATTTTATCTTTTTCACTAAATTTTAATCTATCTAGTTTTTTATCAAATGGATGAAATTTACATTTATTTCTTCTAACACACCATAAGAAAAAACTACTAATTGATGTTGTTTTATTCATCAATGTTCGTTTGCTATTTCCTATACTTCTACAATGGTTTCTATACTCTTCAATAATTTGTGGCATTTCTATAAGTATATCTTTACTTAATAAATACCTATTTTTATAATTTTCTTCAAACCATATAAGAAACAACTTAAAATTATTTATATAAGTAAAATAAGTTGTTTCCCATGTCTCATAGTTACTACTTTTGCAACTATTTAAATATTGAGTATAAATCTCCACATTTTCTTTTTTTAAATTTTCCCAACCTTTTAATTCCATACTTTGTACCTCCTCGAATTTGTTAGGTACATTTTATATAAAAGTGAATAGATTGGAAAATTTAGTCAGATTAAATAAAGGAGATGGA